ACACACCTACTGTAACTGTAATTCTTAACAGACTTACAAAAGAAGACCAAAATCAAATAAAACTTTTAGGTCAAACTAAATTAGTTATATTTGCAGAATTAAACGCAACTTTAGCAAACGGACATAATGTAATTGTAGGACTAGGAGTAACAAACGGAATGGAACTTAATGCAGGGACTATGGATAGTGGTGCTGCTTTCGGAGACAGGAACGGCTACACTCTTACTTTTGACGGAATGGAACCAATCCCATTCCCAATGGTAGAAGATTACACAACTAATCCTTTTGACAATTCAGCGTTTACTAATGTTTCAATTACTACATCTTAATTAGTTTTCTTATATATTTCTTGATTAGGGTGGGCTTAGGCTCACCTTTTTCTTTTTATTACTAACTCAATACAAATAAATTCATAGTTTTTCTATTATATAACAGACAAACTAACTATGATACAAGCAATAACAGAAACAGCTTTTACTTTTCACATACAGACTGAAGACAATCGTATAAACACTGCTGTTGCTTCTACTCAGATAAGATACTTGTTTAAATTCACTAATGACTTAGATAAGTCGGTTCAGTATGCTTACCCTATAGGTTTGACTGTTTTTAACAGATATACAGTCGGGGTGTTTAATTATTTCGCTACACCTAATGTTTATGCGGGTAATGTAAACTTACTTCCTGCAGGCTATTGGAAGTACGAAGTTTTTGAGGTTAGTTGGGTAGGAGCAATATCTGACCCTTTAACTTCATCAACAGCTCCTGCCACTGAAAATGAGGTTTTAGCACCTGCTGCTGACACTAAAGGAATAGTTCAGGGTTTAGTTACTAAGGGAAAAATGTATGTAGCAGAAAAAGATGGAACAGAACAAGTTCAATATGTTCAGAGTGCAAATAGTGTGATAAGTTTAACAATAGTTCAAGGGGGAGGGGGTTACACTTCCGCTCCTGTAATTGAAATTATAGGAGATTCCATAACAAAAGCTACAGCTACTTGTACTGTATCAGCAGGTGCAGTAAACTCAGTAACAATAACAAATGCAGGAAGTGGTTATACAGAAATTCCTACGGTTACTTTGAAAGGCGGTACTACTGTACAACAAGCTACAATAGTAGCAGCAATAAAAGAAGAAAATTATATATATTACGGACAATAAAATAAAACAAAATGATAGAAAATGTACAACAATTACTAGTTGAGCAACTAGGAAAAAACGGAGGAACAGAAATATTCACTACAGTAGCTCAAACTTCAAAAGACTTTTACTGTGTTTTCTTTCCTGTAGAAAGTGTTATCTCTGCATTAACAGTAGCAGACGCAACAGGTGAAGCTGCTTTACTTACGACTGTACCTGCGGGAACAACATTATTTATGAATGTAACTGCAATCACTTTGACTAGTGGAATTGGAATAGGTTATCACGAGGGAGTAACTACATAAGATATGTTATCACTTAAACTAGGATTAAGTTTAAATACTACCAAACAAGCACTTTGGTTCCCAACAGATGAATCAAGTCTTGAGAATTGGTATAGAAAAGGTACAGGCATACAAACCGTAGATGGTTTAGTTAATGTAAGTGCATGGCAGGATTATTCAGAGAATGAGTTTTGGGTAGGTCAGACAAATGCAGCAGAACGACCAACTTTTAATAAAGGAGTAATTACTTTTGATGGCTCTGATAACTTGCAAATGGGAAATGGGACTGAACCATCATTCCAAACATCCTTAACAGGTGATTATACTATTGGAGTAAGGTTAAAACCAACAGGAACAGTAAGCAATTATGCTGTTTTAGGTGATAATACTACAGCAGGACACTTTATTAAATTAAGTGATGATGATACTATTTTTGTAAAATCAGGGGGTACTGTAAAGGGTATAAGTATAACTGACGGTTCTAAATTTACAGATGGCGGGTACTTTATTTTAACAAGAGATAGTAGTAACTTTACTTTGTTTTGGAATGGAGTGCAACAATCACAAGTAGCGGCAGTTGCAGGTACTCAACTTATAGACACAATAGGGGGTCGTTTCATAGACACTGAAGACTATGTTGGTGATATTTCAGAAGTACAAATATATAGTTCTACAAGTGCAGCATTAACTGCTAACATAAACGCTAGACTATCAACTTTATAAATATGAAAGATAAAATATTAAGCATAAACTTAGAAACTTCAACTGCACCAATAGTACAGGAAGTAAGAGGTCGTGATTATATAGAATACGGCACAGAGGATTGGAAAAACCTCTATCCTCAGTTCTTAATTGACTTGTACTACAATTCTAGTACACACGCTGCAATTGTTAATCAGACATCTGAAATGATAGCAGGAGAAGACTTGGTAGCTGAAGAAAATGATATTAATTTAGAAGCTTATGTAAAATTAAAGAAGTTCCTAAGACACGCAAATTCAAATGAAAGTTTACATCAAGTAATTAAAAAAGTAGCTTTTGATTTTAAGCTTCAGGGAGGTTACGCAATACACGTTGTTTGGAATAGAGAACGCACAGAAATAGCTGAGCTGTATCACGTACCTGTAGAGCGTGTAAGAGCAGGAAGACCTAATGAGATGGGTAAGGTCGATACTTTCTTTATAAGTGCTGATTGGGGAAACACTAGGACTAATAAACCTTATCCTATTGCTGCTTTCAATGTAAACGATAGAACTTCAGGAAGTCAGTTAATTTACTCAGGTGCTTACAGTCCTAATATGGACATCTATCATACACCTGATTACATAGCAGGTTGTAATTGGGCTTTAGTAGACCAAAAGGTTGCTGAGTTCCATTTGAACAATATAGAGAATGGCTTTGCAGGTTCTTACTTTGTGAGTTTCGCGAATGGCATCCCAACTCAAGAAGAAAGAAGACAGATAGAACAAAGCTTAGTAGATAAATTTACAGGAGCTTCTAACTCAGGGAAGTTTGTACTGACGTTCTCAGACGATAAGACTAGAGTACCTGAAATAACTCCTATTAGTGTTTCTGACGCAGACAAACAATACTTAGCTTTACAAGAGCTTTTAGTTTCTAATATTTGTGCAGCTCACAGAATTACATCTAAGACTTTAATGGGTATTGATACCAATAACGGCTTTTCTAGTAATGCAGATGAATTAATAAATGCAGCTAATTTCTATCAAAATACAGTAGTAAGAGGATTTCAATTAAATATCTTAAACACTTTACAAACTATATTCTCAGTAAACAACATAGACTTGCCTGTTGAGTTTGTACAATTAAAACCTATTACAGTTCAATTTGACTCTAAGACTATTAGAGAAGTTATGACAATTGACGAAATAAGAGCTGACTTAGGACTTGAACCATTAGGGGAAGAAGATACAGTAGAACAAGATGTAAAGCTAGCTAAGGTAGGAAGTATGATTAACGACGGAAAAGAGCTACCTTTATTTGACACTATAGAAGAAGCGGAAGCAGAAGCAAAAAGAATTGGTTGTAGTGGTACGCACACACATACGCAAGATGGTAAAGAGTACTTTATGCCATGTGAAAATCACGAACAAATAACTAATTTAAAAAAATGTAATTGCTCAGAAAAGACTGAGCTTGAAAGTTTTATTGAAGAGTTTGGTGAAGATATTTCAGAAGATTGGGAATTGTTAGAAGAAGAAATAGTAGATGGAGAACACCAAGACTTTGACTTTGAAAATGAGCTTAACAATATAGCTAATGACAAAACAGAATTAGCATCAACAGGAACAGCTAGACCTAACGCAAGAAGTAGTCAAGACGGTACTAATAAATCAGATAATGAGTTTTATAAAGTTAGATACGTTTACACTAAAGATAATTTCTTAAGTCAAGAAGGAAGTACAAGAGAGTTTTGCAATATAATGATGTCAGCTAAAAAAGTTTACAGAAAAGAGGATATTTTACAAATGGGTTCAAGAGCTGTTAATGCAGGGTGGGGACCTCGTGGTGCTGCTACATATTCTATATGGCTTTACAAGGGCGGTGGAAACTGTCATCATTTTTGGTTAAGGCAAATCTATAAAACATCTTTAAGAGGAGCTAAAAGTAATATCAAACCAAGTGAAGCAATATCTTACACTAAAGCGTTATCTGAAGGATTTACAGCAGAAAGGAATGACAAGTTAGTAGCAAGACCACCAAAGAGAATGAAGAATAACGGATTTTTAGAACCAAGATAATTATGGCATACGTATTATTTATATCAGAAGCAAAACTAAAGGACTCTACAGCAAT